TCGAACTGTCTTACTAGATAATTCTATCTTTGAGTTAGGTACCGCATTTGATTCTGATCGATATGCCCACTGGATCAAAGAACTACAACCTACTGAGTATATTATTCCTGATGTACTCGAAGATACCCTCGGTACAATGGATAATGCTTTAGATTGGAAAGAAAAATATTCCGATCTACCTGGTAAGAAAATTGGTGTCGTTCAGGGTAAGAGTTATGAAGACATAGTTCAATGCTATGATTATCTTGATAATATAATTGGTGTAGATAAGATTGCAATTTCCTTTGACTACTCGTACTACCTCGAGGTTTGTCCTCATCCTAATAAATGGATGGGTTATGCATTAGGTAGGGTACAAACTTTAACTAGGTTATTACAAGATGGTGTTATCAATACTGAAAAGCCGCATCACCTCCTTGGGTGCGCGTTACCGATTGAATTTATGTTCTATCGTCAAGGTTTCGAATGGTTGGAGTCATTGGATACTTCCAACCCTATTGTTCATGCTTTGCTGGGCCTTGGCTACGAGCCTGGTGGTTTGGATGCTAAGAAATCCATCAAGCTCATTGAGCTACTTAACACTCCTGAGCCCTCGGTAGCCACTATGCATACCATTAAGCATAACATTTTGTACTTCCGTTCTTTTGTTCACGGGTACAGATAATGTTGTGGGTTGCATTCTTTAGTCAGACAGGCTCTGAGATTGTAGAGTTATCTAAGTCTATTAAGCGTAAGCCAGACTTATTGGTAACTAATAACTTCGAAGATAAAATTAAATTTCACCCAGGCATTCGTGAGCTGGGTGTTACTATTATGTCTGCTAAGCATGATATGATAATGAACTACTTTAAAAATCAGGTGGTATATAATGTTCCTCAGACCCTTATTAGTCTTCATGGTTACCTTCGCATTCTACCAGCTGATATATGTGAGAAATATGAAGTATATAACGGCCACCCTGGAGCAATTACTCTCTTCCCTGAGTTAAAGGGTAAAGATCCGCAAGAAAAAGTATGGCAAGAAAACGACAAGTATAATATAATAGGCAGTGTTGTACATAAATGCACAGCTGAACTAGATGGCGGTGATGTACTGAAATCTGTCTATGTTCGTAATAGAAATTATAATAAGGAAGACTTATATGCTTCACTTAAGATGACTTCGTTATCGGCATGGACCTTCTTCTTAAAAGAAAAGGGATTATGAAGATTGGTATAACGGGTGCGCAGTCGGTAGGTAAGACTACTTTATTGAATGCGTTGCGCTCGGAAAAACTATTTAAAGACTATGTTGTATGTGATGAGGTAACTCGTCGTGTAAAGAGTTATGGTTTACCTATTAATGAAGAAGGTACAGATATAACTCAACGTCTTATTATGAATGAGCATATTGTTAATGTGTTTATGTACGGTAATATGTTAACTGATCGTACTGCGTTAGATGGGTTAGTTTATAGTGCGTACTTGTATAATAAAAATCAAATTAGTGCAAATACTTTCAAATATGTTAGAGAAGTATTTAATAAAGTATGGCATTCGTATGATTATGTCTTCTATATTGAACCTGAGTTCGAGATTGTAGATGATGGCGTACGTAGTATCAATAAGCAATTTAGAGATGAGATTGCAGAATTGTTTGAATATGTTATTGAAAAAGAAAATCTAAGTATGCTTAGAGTCAAAGGCTCTGTGCGTAATAGAGTTAATACAATTATAGATCATTTAGAAGGAAGATAATGAGTAATCAAGACGAACTGAATAAGCTGGTTGGCGTTCACCGGTGAACGCTAGGGATTACAATGTCTAAGATTAGAAGTTAAAAAATGGATAGATTCCAAATTCTTTAATTATACCCTACCAATATTATACAGTGTGATTGGTCAACATACTTTAGTTCATCGGATGTAGAGGATATGATTCAAGATGTAGATAAAATTATCGATAAAAAAATCTTAATGCAGTATAATGCACAAACACCTAAGCACCAGTCAAAACCTATTTTATTTAAAGAAGATAGACCGGAAGTATGGCAAAAACTAAAGTATACTTTTTTAAACTCCTGTAAAAAGTATATAAATTTAATAGAAGATTTTACACCTAATAAAGATAGTTTACAATTTACTGGGGAGCGGGCTTGGTTTTATAAGGGATGGTTATCACTAGATAGCACTCAGTCTAACCCATGGCATAATCATACCCCTTCGTTTTTAAGTGGAGTATTTTATTTAAGTATACCTAATAACTCAACAGAGTTTGGTACAGAATTTGCAGATCCAAGATATAATGAATTTAGAAATACCCGAACTCAATCAACTAAATCGTTTCCTTTAACGTGGGCAATTTTTCCTGGTTGGTTAAATCATAAATCTGTTCAGAGTAATTTAGAAATACCAAGGTATGTAATTGCTGCTGATTCGTATGTTAAAGTAATATAGTATAAAGGAATTACAATGAGTAATCAAGACGAACTGAATAAGCTGGTTGGCGTTCACCTAGGTAAAGCGGGTGATGGGTCAGCTGTTAACCCCTATGTAACGCCAGATGAAGTTGATCCAAGTCTCTTGGTCTCTGTTCCTCGTTATTTGAATCGTACTGCTTATGATATCCAGGAAGAAGAATTACCTTTTGTAGGTATGGATGCCTGGAATGCTTATGAGTTCTCTACCTTACAGAAAAACGGGTTCCCTATCTCCGGTTGGTTAAAGTTTACTTATTCTTCTAGTACTCCTAATATCGTTGAGTCTAAATCTGTAAAGCTATATTTGAACTCTTATAATATGGCTCGCTTAATTGAAGGTAAAGAAGATCTTCACTATATTGAAGAGCAAATTGAAAAAGATCTCTCTAAGGCTGTAGGCGGAGACGTTGGTGTTTATATTGCAGTTGGTGATGTAGATACTATCAAGCCTCTAAAAGGTGACTTTATGGCACTTGAAGAGTACTGTAACGTTGCTAAGATGTCATTTGATCAATATAATGAATCATCTGATATACTTGAAGCTGTACCTTCTATTGGTCGTTATGAAAGATGGCGTTCGCATTCGCTGCGTTCAAATTGCCGAGTAACTAATCAACCAGACTGGGGCGATGTTTATATCCATATTAAAGGAGATAAGGCTGTTACTCCTGAATCATTACTACAGTACATTGTATCAATGCGCAAAGAGAATCACTTTCATGAAGAGATTGCCGAATGTATTTACAAGCGCTTATATGACTTGTTAGACCCTGAAGAATTATTGGTCACATGCTTGTATACTCGTAGAGGTGGTATTGATATTAATCCTACTCGCGCATCTAACTACTATCTTTTAAACCAAGCACCTATTATTGATGCTTATAACTTCTGTGAAAAGACAGCAAGACAATGAAAATAACTGGACCTGATCCCAACGTAAATGAAATTTGTAATGAATTTGAGTTAAGAGCCTGTCACGGCTTTGACAAGTACGGGGTGACTACCGAGCGTACCGATCTAGATCTAATGCAATGGATTCAGCATCTTAAAGAAGAGCTGATGGATGCAGTAGTTTATATTCACCGTATTCAAAAAGAATTGAAAGAGAAACATGATGACTTCAAGTGAAGCGCTAGCATTATTGCCTGATGTAGACGGCTGTGTAGTTATTCTATCTGGCGGTATGGATAGTACCATTGCTATGAGATTGGCTGTACAGAAGTATGGCAAAGAAAACGTATCGGCTCTAACCTTCTACTACGGTCAGAAGCAGAAGCGTGAGATTGAGATGGCTAGAATGTCTACTAACCTACTAGGTGTTAAACATAGAGTAGTTGATGCATCTTTCCTAGGTGATATCAGTAAAGGCTTTTCTGCTAATGTTGATACCGATATGGCTATGCCTACGATTAAGGATGTTCTGGGTGATCCTCGTCCTAAGACTTATGTACCTAATCGTAATATGATCTTGATGTCTATTGCTGCCGCCTTTGCAGAGACCCAGAACGTTGATACTGTTGTTTGTGGACTACAGGTACACGATGAGTATGGTTACCACGATACGACACAACGCTGGGTAGATAAAGTAAATGATCTGTTATCTGAAAACCGTATTATTAAGATTAAGTTAACTGCTCCCTTCAGTCAATTGTCTAAGTACGATGAGTTACAGATCTTGCAAGAACTAGATGGTAACTTTATGCTGACGGCATTTACTATGACGTGTTACAATCCAGATGCACAACATCGTTCATGCGGTGAGTGTCCTAGTTGCTCGGAACGTATTGCCAATTTTGCTAAAATAGGTTATAATGATCCTGTAGAGTATTCTAAAGTAATCCCTTGGCAAGACCTAATCGGAAAAATGAAGGTGTAACATGTGCGCAATAACTGGTTCATTTAGTCAGAATAAACTGACCGATCTATATCGATTGAATGCTTATAGGGGGGAGTTAAGTTACTCCCTTTCCGCGTTTTCGTTTGATGAGCATAAAGTACGTTTAGAGACGATGATGCAAGATAGAGATAGGATGCCTGAAGGTCTTATTACAGGTCTTGCTCAAGGTGATAACAAGTACTATATTGCACACAGTCAGGCACCAACTACCAATGCCAATAACATT